CCGCTCTGCGCCAAGAGCGTCCGAGCAGAGGCGGCGATCTGTCCGTTGTCGCAGCGGACTCACGCGTGAGTCGTATCGACAGTCCCGCCTGCGGTGAGAAACAAGCGAGTGTCGCTGCATGAACAGCGCGCGCGTCTACGCTGCACGCCGCCGGTCGCGGCCAGGTACACTCACGCCCCGTGCGCTCGCTGTACACGCCGATGGCCCCCACGCTGGTCCGCGACCCGTTCCGCCGCGACGGCTGGGTCTTCGAGGGGAAGGTGGACGGGTGGCGCATGCTACAAGGACAGCGCGCACGTCGGATTGGTAAGCCGGAACGGCTTCGATCACACGGCGCGCTTCCCCGGGCATCGCAGCGGCGAATCGGCGCGGCGACGGTGTACTTCTCTCGACGGTGATGAACGAGAACCGGAGCGGCGACTGGTGCGCTCTTATCGTAACAATCGGTATCGCCGCGATCTCGTTAGCGCACGTTACGGCGGCACTTCGCGAAACTCGCGATCGAGGGGCGGCACAGCGACCGGCGAGGCTCGGAACGATGACGAACAAGCAATTCGTGTTCGATCTCGACGCCTTCATCGCCGAACATCGGCGGTGCGGAGACCTCGACAACGGAACGGCGAACGAGCGAGTGTGGATGACGTGCTCGTGCGGCGCGCGGATCGAGCGGCCGGTAGAAATGTCGTGATCGACGCTTGTGGCGCGCGGCGCATCAGTGCGGCGGTCGCCGAAACCAGACGATGAGCGTCGCGAGAGCAATGACGAGGGCACCAGCCAACAGTGCCGTACCGATGACGACTAACGCGCGCACCCCACTACGACGAAGCGACGTCGACCCGAATTCGGAGGTAGACCTTACATTTGCTTCTGAGGTAGACCTTACATTTGCCTGACGGCCGAGGCCGCCTCCTCCGCGCCGCGTCGCCTTCGCGCTCGTGCCGCCGACCGAGCCCGAGGTGCGCCTGCTGGTGAACATGCTGAGGCGGGGGACGCCGTGATGCGCTGGCTTTCAGAACGACGGCCGGGCCTGCGGATCGAGCGGCCGATGAAGCTGTGGGGGCGGTGGGCCAGCGCCCGGGTCGGCTTCCAGCTCGGTCTCTTCCTCGGTGCCGTGCTGCTGGCGGGGTGGTTCAGGTGAGCTGAGTGGGCGAGCTGACGCGATGGTCACTGAAGTTCATCGACGTCGTGCAGCGCTGAATCTGAGCCGCGTAGGTCTCGATGCGACGAGATGTCGCCGAGGAACTGAACCAGATCACCGTTCAGTGTACCGAGAGAATGGGGAGGGCCCGCGACCTCGTGATGGCGAACTGCGAGGGAGACGAACGAAAGAAGTGCGTGCGTGACATCGCGAGGTGCTGGTCGCGATCAGAATGCTCGCTGCACCGATTTACGCGTAGTACCCGCAGTTGACCGCCCGGTAATGGACGAAGACGGCGCGTGCCGGAAGAGGCCCAACGTTATCGAGTGACTTCGGCTGCCTGCCCACGGTGGATCTGGCGGCAATCTCGCACAGTAATAGCAGAGCGCTGACCAAAGGCCAGTGAGCAGTGGGCGGATGTTCAAGCACGTCGACGCGTCGAATCCGAATCCGCGACTGCAGCTCGGACGGTGTAGGAGTCCAGACCCAGATTGCGAGCGGAACCGCAGTGATTAAGAACACGATCGCGACAGCGCCGATAAACTACGCCGTCGGCCGCGGCGATTGAACGCTACGACAGTCCCGTCGTGCAGCAGCACACGCGGTTTGAATAGGCCGGCGACCGACGAAGTAGGCGAAGGCCAAGCCAGGTACCCACCACCACGCGATGACAAGAGCAACGCCGACAATGCGCCGTGCGCCGGTCGTTGTCGCCGCGAGCGCCAGCCCCGCACACACACGCGCGACAGGAATCGCGGCCGCGTTGACGTACGCTTGCCCGACCGTAGTCCACGGCGCGACGTTAGTTGACGCCGGTTCGCGAGACAAGCGCCCTCGCCCGCCTTCCCGCGCGCTCGCCACTGGTGGCCGGCGTGTAGTTCTTGGCCTAGTTGACCGACTCCGCGGTACGCCCACCATCGGTGCCCACTACGAACAGGGCTGAACGAGAGCCCGGCGCGCGTGCGAGAGACTCTGCGATGCGCCGCTGGCGGACGAGTCTGCACCAGCGACACCGGTCAAGAAGTGGCCGGACTTGCTCGCCGATCGTCGGTAAGTCGCTGAAGTATCAAGACGCTGAGGTCGGGCACGGCCATTGCGTCGCGACGACTCCATCGGTAGACAGCTCGCCGCAACGGCACGCGGAATGTGTCGGCTGACCTAGTCGAGAGAGCGGAACAATGAACCGATACGTTATCTATCGCGACATCAGCCCGGGCTACGTCGTCGTCGATACGCTGACCGATCGCGTCGTAGCACTCTATAACAATCGCGCTCTCGCGGAACGCGCCGCGGAGCGCCTGAACGCCGTGCCTTTCGCTGGACGTGTCCATGTACTCGGCGAGGTCGGTCGGTGAGAGCGTATGAGATCCCGACGTGGGCCATCGCGCAGATGATCGCAAAGCGCGCCGAGCGTGAGGAGCGCCTGTCGCGCAACACTGGCGCCGCGCCGCTCCGGCGCGCGCAGTTGCCGGTTCCGACGTGCCCACCATTGAGGACGCGATGACAAACGACGACTCCGCGATCGAGACGCTCGTCTCGGGTCAAGACATAGAGACCACAGGCCGCGTGTTTAGGACCCCAAAGGACATCGCCGACGCGATGTTCGAGTACCGACGACGGCATCCGATGCGGGACCACGAGTGAAGATGTGGTTGACGTCCACCGAGATCGACGACGCGCGACGAACCAATTGCCGATGTCGGCCGACACGCTCATCGACCGCGTATTCCGCGCCTCGAAGGATCTCGCGGATGCGCTCGCCGCGTATCGGCGGCTGCAGTCGCGTCTGGACGAACGACGACTGAAGCGGCAGTCCGCAGCCGCAGATATCCCGTCGGGCGCGAGGACGATACCGGAGGATAGAACATGACGCCACGCACGTTCGTCACGCCGCACGACGTCGAGCAGGCCCGCGCGGCGCGTCGTGCCCGGATCATCGCGCTGGCCGCCCGGCTCGGCGTCGAGTATAGGCGTGCGCTCTCGCTGGCGATGACGGTGTCGCAGAAGCACCGCATGACGCTCGACGAGACGGTGGAGGCGCTCGGCGCGGCGCTCAGGCCGTAGATGAAGACATCCAGTGCGGCACCCTATCGGGACGCCCTTCGGCGCTTGTGGTGGTCGACGCAGCCGAAGATCGCGTCACGACCGCGGACGCTTCAGAGCAAAATCAGAACATGATGTACACTTCTGAGGTCCAACTCGCTGTAAGCCTTCGGAATGCCGGGGTAGCTCAGAGGCAGAGCAACTGATTCGTAATCAGTAGGTCGCGGGTTCAACTCCCGCCCCCGGCTCCAGTAAAACCAATTAGTTACCGAGCGGCCGACGAATTCGAGCGCCGAGCAGTAACCGGCCAGTAACCGACTCGACGCCCGTCAACTGTCTGCCGATCTGCGCTCTACAGGAGCAGCCAGCCGAGCACGAGCCCGGCGATCCCCCCGGCGAGGAGGCTGAGCATGATCGCTCTCAGCGTCGCGCGGTCGACCGCCTTAGTCGGCAAGCGCCAGCTCCAACGCCTGCTCCAGGCGCGCCAGCGCATCGCCAAGCGCGAGTCGGTCGCCGTGGAGCGCCGGCGCGTTTTGCTCGAGATCCCCGCGCAACGTCAACAGCTGGCTTTTCCATTTTCGGCGGAGGTAGGTGCGCACATGCTTCGCTGACGGATCGACGCCATGGCCGAAATGCGAAACTGCCGTCGGTGCGTGATACATGAAAGTCCCCTTTCTGGAGAAAGTGCGGCGTGCCCAGCGGGTGGATTTCGGTCGAGACCGCTGGGGGCACCAGATGCTGGGCTTCGCCGGCGCGCCGCACGCCGTTGGTCTCCCCCCAGTCGAATTCCTCAAAGCGTCGCTTCGGCTTCGCGTTGGCGCTGCCAGTTCGTGAGTGTCGTGAGGCTCGTCTTGCGCGCGGACGGCATGGACACGTCGTCGGTGCGCGCCGTGCGCGGCGGTGCGTAGCGCAGCTCGAAGACCGCGCGCGGATTCCGCTGCCAGTAGTGTTGCGCCTGCCGAAGCTCGTGGAGCGCAAGGTCGCGCCGGTCGTGCGACGACCGTGGCGCGGCATATTCCAATCCAACCTCGACGGTGCGGTGCCGCATGACGCTGTCCTCCTTTGGCAGTGCGTAGGAACGCGGGGCGTCGCTCACGCTGACGCTCGTGCCCAAAAATGCCGGGAAGGTGACGATCGAAAGTTCCGAGATCGCGGCGTCCGTCACGCGGCGCACCGGCGGATCTTCCGGGAGCCACTCGACCGCGTGCGCCCGAAAGGCGAAGCTCGCGCCGCTCACGTCGCGTCGCTGGACGGCAAGGCGCAGATCGCTGACGTAGCTGATCGACGCATCGGCATCGACGATCGCGTGGAGTCCGCGGTGGTCGGCGTACACGCGCATCGTCCTAGCTGAGATCCTTGCAAGGACGAGGGCGCTCTCGTGATCTTTCAGCGCGCGAAGATCTGTGCCTTCGTCGATCGTCCGACGAACCGCGCTCGCTTCCCACACTTCGACGAAGCCGCCCAAATCTTGAGACCGCGCGCCGAACGGAATGGCGAGCATCGTGAAGCGCGTCATCGTCGCCCTCCTCGGAGCATGGACAAACACAGCGCGCAGAATGGATACGGCTCCAACGTCGGCGATGAACCGCATCGCGAGCACGACAGCATCAGCGAGCGCGGGCGGCCGAGTGACGCATCGGGCGGCGCGAGCTCGGCGCGGCCCGATGCGATCTCGCCTTCGGCCTCGCGGCGCGGCAGCTCGAGCACTTCGCCCGGATCACGTCGAAAGTCGACGCCCGCGTGCCCCACCTTCATCCTGATGCGGATCAGCCGTTCATCTTTGCGCTTCAGTCCAAGCATCGTGTGTTCCTCCTCTTTACAGACTGAGCACGCCTCTGTCTTCGTACACACTGCGCGCGGGCATCTGCGCGATCGCCCGCGACAACGCCATGGCCAACGCCGCGATGCCGTCGATCTTGTCGCCCGAGGTCTCCTTGTCGAGCCGGATCTCGCCACGCATGCCGTGGCGCACGAGCGCGTTCGACGCCATCCAGGTCAGGATCGGGTCGCCGCCGTGGACGAGCTTGCGCGTCTTCACCAACTCGGCCAGGCGCGTCAGCGCTTCGTTCAACTGAAAGCCTTGCGGCGTATCGACGGCCGTCAAGCCTTGTCCGCGCAGATGGAGCGCGAGGCGTTCGGCGAAGCGCTTGTCATAGGCCACCTCCTGCACGCCTGCCTCGTGGCAGAGGTCGAGCACGTCGGCTTCGACCTGGTCGGGATCGGTGACCTCGCCCGGCGTGACGATCAAGGCGCCGGCACGCTGCCACACGGCATACGGCCGCGTCGGGTGCGCCGCCAGCGCTGCCTCGGGCAACCAGAAGCGACAACGGACGACGATGCGGCCGTCGTCGAGTGTCCAGAGCCGCACGAAGGCGGTGAAGTCGTCGGACTGCCCCAGGTCGAGACCGGCGTAGCAGGGCACGCCGGGCAGCTCGTCGTCGCTCACGGTACCGGCGCATTCACCCCACGCCTGCATGTCGAGCCATCGGCCCCGTGCGCCCATGATCCATTCGCAAAAGTTGAGTCTTCGCACCAACGCCTCCCGGGCCGGCATGCCGATCGCCTCGCGGACTTGCTCGTGGAGATATGCCAGCGTCGGCGTGATCGGCAGTGACGGATTCGTCTTGATCCACATCCGCTCGTCCTTCCACGAGTCGCAATTGGGACAGTCGTCCCGTGGTGCCGTCGCGCCGTCGGCGGCACACGCGGCACACGGATCGAGGGTGCAGATAAAAACGAAATGCTCATCGTTCGGGACCGTTCCCTCGAGCACTTGCCAGCCGTACTGGTTTTGCTGCCAGCAGACCGAGAGCCGATCTTGTCCCGCGTTCGTGATGGCGACGACGAGCGGTGCACGTCTCCCTTTCACGCCCGCGCGCAGCTTCGCTAGCACGAGGTCGTTGACATGCTCGTGGAGTTCGTCAAGTCCGACGAATGAGGGGCGCCAGCCGTCCAACGTGCGAGCCTCTGACGAGACAGCGCGGAGCGTCGAGCCTGTCTTCGGCACGCTGAGCGTCGTAAGGTTGCGCTCCACGGTGCGGGACAACATTGGCGAGGCATCGACCATCCGTAGCGCGTCGGTGAACAGCAGGCCAGCCTGTTCGCGCTTGGTTGCCCCGAACAAGACCTGAGCGCCGCTCTCGTTGTCAGCGACAAGTGCATAGAGTCCCATCGCCGCGAGCAGCGGACTCTTGCCGCTGCCTTTTCCGCACTCGACGTAGCCGCTGCGGAAACGTCTGATGTCGCCGCGCATCCAGCCGTATAGGCTGCCGACGATGAATTGCTGCCACTGGAGCGGCGTAAACGGTCGCCCGGCATGCACGCCTTCGTGATGGCGCAAGGCCGAGAAGAACTTGAAGACCCGGGCCACGGCATTCGCATCGAAGCGCAGGCCGCGCGCGGGACCGTGCTCGAGGTCGTCGAGGTGTCGCGGACAAGCACGGCGAACGGCGCCGCCGGCCAGGATCGTGCCGGCGAGCACGTCACGCGCGTATGTCGTCACCGGATTCGTCGCGCTTGTGTCGTGGCCCTTCATGCGGGGCCTCGCGCGACACGCAACATCTCCGCCACCATTGCTGCAAATTCCTCGCATGTGCGGGGATCGCCGAGCGCAACCGCGTACCGGCGCTCGAGGCGGCGGGCCAGGATCTCGATCCGTGAAGCCAGGTCCGCGCGCGATGTCGCCTGCTCGTTGGCCTCGTCGAAACCCGACGTCAGAGCTCCGTACAGCAATTGCGTATCGGGATAGCTAGGGTTGAACGAGCGCGGCGGCTCGCTCAACGTCTCCGCGGCCTCATGCATCGCCCACCGCGACCGCCAGCGACCGATCACGCTCGTGAGCGCGTCGAGTTCCGCCTTCGTC